CAGGTCCCATCCAACCATCCAGCATTCGATCAATCATATCCTCGATGAGATGGAATTGCTCGCCCTGGAGAAACACGCGGTCAAGGACAACGCCGACGTGTCGCGCATCCTCAAGACGGCTCGTGGCGAGATCGACGACAACGGTGATTTCGTGGTCGGACAGGCGGGCGGCAACACGGATGCAAGCGATCCGGTGTCGCTCCAGCGCATTGTCGGCGGCAAGCTGGTCGCCCTCAAACCCGATGAATCGCTCGACAGCTTCCAGTCGAACCGCCCGTCGCCCACCTTCACTGGTTTCCTCGAACACCTGCGGCGGGATTCGGCGTTGGGATTCATTCCCTTCGAGTTCGCGGCGGATTCCAGCAAGGTCGGTGGCGCGGGTGTTAGACTCATCGTAGCCAAGGCGGACAGGCGCTTTTCATTCCGCCAGATGATCCTTGAACGCCGCATGATCCGCCCGGTGTGGGCCTATGTGATCGGCGACGCGATCAGCCGGGGATTCCTGCCGCCAACCGCTGGATGGTGGAAGATTGCCATTGTAGGTCCCAAGCGCGTGACTGTGGACGCGGGACGTGAAGCCCAGCAAAACCGCTCGGATGTGGAGATGGGATTGAAGACCCTGTCAGACCATTACGCCGAGCTTGGCGCGGATTTCGGCGAGGAAATCGAACGCCGCGCCAGCGATGCGAAGCTCATTCTCGAAACGGCTACCAAGTATGGAGTGCCGGTTGAGATGCTCTGGAAGCCATCGGGTGGATCGAGTGTCATGCCGCCCGCGTTGACACCGCAAACCGGGCGTGAATCCGGCATTCCTGCAAAATCCTGATTGGTTGATCCAGCCCGAGGCGCTGCGTTCCATGGTGGCGGCGTTCCGTTCGTTCAATGATCGCGGTGCCGTGCTGCCCCAAACCATCCAATCAAACCCATTGCTCAGCGTTGAGGATGGCATCGGCACTGTGTTCATCGAGGGACCGATCCTCCGCAAGCCGGATGTCTTCGCCCGTGTACTGCTAGGTGCCACCGGATCAGAGGAAATCGGCGCTGCCCTGCGTGAGGCCAGCCAGCGCGACGACATCAAGGCGGTGTTTCTCGACATCGACTCGCCTGGCGGCACCGTGGCCGGCACTCCCGAACTCGCGGCGAAAGTGAAGTCTATCAACGAGCGCAAACCCGTTTATGCGTTCTCATCCGGTCTGATGTGTTCCGCCGCCTATTGGATCGCCAGCCAGGCACGTGCCATTTATGCCACGCCATCCGCTCGGGTAGGGTCTATCGGAGTGGTGCAGGCCGTGATCGACGACACCGCCGCGCTCGACGCCAAGGGGATCAAGGTGGAGGTGTTCGCGGTCGGCAAATACAAGGCGATGGGCGCACCCGGCACACCGCTCACAGACGACCAGCGCGAACTCATCAAATCCAACCTCGCGGAAACTGCCGGGGAATTCCATGCCGCGGTGCTGGCGCGGGGCCGTGCGATCCCTGCCGAGGCCATGGAAGGCCAGACATTCAGCGGGCGGCAGGCCCAGCGATTCAATTTGGTGGGCATGGTATCCGACCGCGCCGAAGCGATGCGCCGCCTCCGGGTTTATCACGCGGCGGTTGACACCGAATCCCGTGCGATGAACGACTCACCCGAAGACTTGCTAGCCGAAGCCCGCATCCAGGTTGCCGACCTCCAACGGGATCACAAAGCCCAGGCCGACTTGTTGGCCGAAGCATCCACCAACCTTGATTCGCTGCGCGGCGAAGTCGCATTGCTTACCGCCGACATCGACACGCTCAAAGCCGAACGCGATACGGCAAGCGCCAACGCCACCACCCTGCAAACCCGCGTCACGGATCTCCAATCGGCACAGGTCGATTTCGACACCCGCGTCCAGACCGAGGTTGCCCGCGTTGTGGCATCCACCGGCACCACGCTGCCGGCCCGCGTCACCCCCGCAGGCGACCAACAACAAGCCGCCGAACTTCACGCGCAGTTTGCCGCCATCACCGATCCAACCGCGCAAACCATCTTCTGGCGCAAGCTCACGCCCGAACAACAAGCCCTCATTCTCAAACACCAAGCCTAACACCCCGTCATGTCCAACACTCTCACCAACGTCAAAGACATCAAGGTCGCCCAGAAGGCGCTCACGCCCTTCACCGCGAACCTGATGCCCGTCGCGTCGTTCTCCACCAACTTCGGCCCGCAGCCATCCGACAAGGGCGACACCGTGCGTGTTCCATTGATCGGTGCCCCGTCCGGGTCGAGCGACTTCGCCGGTGACTACACCGCCAACGCGGATTCCACCGTCACCACGATGCCCGTCACGCTCAACCGCCACAAGTTCAAGACGGTGCATGTCACCGCCCGCGAGGCGTCGGAAACCGCCATGGACCTGCTCGATACGCTGGTGGCAACCGCAGCCCAACAACTCGCCCAGGACGTGTTGCTGGACATCATGTCGGTCATCACCCTGGCCAACTTCGGCGCTCCCGGCATCGCGGCTCTTGCGGCCACTAGCTTCGACTACAAGAAAGTGCTTGGCCTGCGGGAAACCTGCGGCGCGGTTAAGATGCCCGCGTCCCCCCGTTCGCTGGTGCTCGATGCCGGTTACTACACCAATCTGTTAGCCGACGATGTGGTTGCCAAGAGCTTCAACCTGAACCTCAGCGCCCCGGGCGTCACCGAAGGACTCATCAAGCGTCTGGCAGGCTTCGACCTGCATGAAACGGTGGTCATTCCGTCCGATCATGCGGAAAAGCTGGTGGGCTTCGCGGTTCACCCGAGCGCGATTGCGGTGGCCATGCGCTACCTCCAACCGGTCGCCGACTACCAGCAGGCCGGGGCCGTCACCGATCCGCAGACCGGCATGACGTTCGGCTACCTGCGCTTCACCGACACCCGCGCCAACAAGGTGTTCGTCACCCTGGAATGCCTCTACGGCTTCGCCCTCGGCAAGGCGGATGCACTCAAACGCATCGTCAAGCCCTAACCAACCTCCAACCTAACAACCAAAGCCATGCTTCCATTCAGCCAAACCGGCAATGCCGGATCCACCTTGAGCCACGTCGTCGTTCCTGCCGGTGGGCGCGACCGCGTGCGTGTCCAATATGTGAACGCCACCTCCGACAAGGCGGCCTCATTGCTCACGTTCAAGGCACCGACCACATCAACAATCGTCACCGCTACCAGTGCCTCTAACCAGGCCGTGGTGAACTGCGTGCCCTACACCGGGGCGGCGGCGAACGACGTGGTCGTGCTGTTCTCTTCCGTCACCGGAACCGGCGTGCGCGGCGTGGTGACCTCGGTACAAGCCGGGGTGTCGATCACGCTCACTGCCAACCTCGGCCTGGCCCTGGCACCCGGCGACACGGTTCACCTGATGACTTCCCGTGCTCAGATTCCGGTCGGTGCGGCCACCAAGGAAGCCAACGCTCCCACCGTGTTCGTGGTCCATGAAGGTCCGGCCCTGATCGAACTCGACGGCACGTCGGCCTGCCGCATCAACCTGGTGGCGGGTGAGTATTCCTGATTTTCCTGCGTTGGCATAGCGGGGTTCGTGGGCACCCTCTCTGGGAAACCGGGGAGGGTGCTTCATTTTGACAACACCACACCGGCATGGGACTCGAATCGGAAATTCTATCTGACCTGCGCCAGCTTCTCGACGAACACGGGGTGAAAGCGCGGTGGCAGGGCATCGACCTGCTCGTTCTCGTCAGCCGCGTGAAGCGTGAGCAGCAGATCGACATGGGCGGGTTCGTGGATTCGCCCGACCTCAGCCTGCGGGTGCCCAAGCTGGCATTTCCCAGCACACTCCCGCAAACCGGCGAGCGCATCGAGGTGGACGGCACGGAATACCGCATCTCGCAGGTTTCCAGCCATCCACGCTCACCGCTTCTAACACTCAGCCTATCCACCACCGATGAGTGACGGCACCATCCGCTTTACCGCTAAGATGAAGGGCGGCAGCGACGTGGCACGCCTGCTCAAGCACTATCCTGAGAAAGTGGGCCGCACGCTGGAGTCTCTGGTAAAACAGGAAGCGCGTGGACTGGCGGTTGAACTGGCACGCAACACGCGCCCGTTCGGGTTTTCGGAGAAGGCGAAGAAGCGCGGCGAGAAGGCGGTGGCCGGCGACATCGTGAAAGTGTTCGCCCTGCCCTCCGATGCGTTTGAGAAAACCAAGCCCGGCGATCCCGCCGCCGCTGATAGATTCTGGGCGAACATCCAGAACCGTCGATTCTCCAAGGCGGAAAAGACGCTCCAGTCATCGAACTCCCCGTGGAAGGAACTTTCCGTGGGCCGCCTCGATCCCAAGTTGCACAAAGCAAGCCGGACGGGGAAGAACGCCAACGTGAAGCGCAGGACACCGGCCCAGATCGTCACCAGCCCGAAGGCGCTCAACACCTACATCGCCAAGATCCAGAAGCGCGTGGGGTTTGCCAAAGGCTCGTGGATCAATGCGGCCAAGGCCATCGGTGGGAGGGTCCGCGGTGCCGCGCAATGGGCGACCCGTCACAAACAGGCACCGGGGACGGCTACCGTGAAAACCGGAGACAAGCCAGCCGTCACGCTCGTCAACAAGCTCGATTACATCGAACAGGTCACGACCTACACCGGCATTGAGATCGCTCTCCGTGTGGCTGCGGGGAAGCTCAGGAAGGCATTGGCCACCTCGTT